CAGACCACTGTTATCAAACCTGAACAGGAGAATTGAAATGTTTGAGGGAATTTTGTTTGCATTGATTCTGCAAGGCGCTGTTGACCCCGCCAATAGTTATCTGGAAAAGGCCTACCGCGCCTCTTGCCACATTAACCACAATGGCGTGTGGGCATCCGACAGTCCGCTGGGCGATGAGTATGGCGACCTGACGCCGTACGGCAAACCCAGCTGTTTCACCAAAGAGCGTTAATAGCTATGAGCGGCGATTATTTCGACAAGAACCCGCTGCCGGACAAGGCGGCCTGCCGGTCGGCAGAGACCGACCCGATAGACGTTCCGCCGGATAATTCGCTGGAGTTGTGCGCGGAGGACATCTGCTACACGGGGCCTGCCGATGGGGATACGGTAAAGGACGCCATCGATGGGCTGGAAAACTCATTGGCTGGCAAAATGGACACCCTGGTGTACGATTCAGACGTATCCGGATCGGTGGACAACTCGGAGCGATTGGGTTTCCAGGAGCCGGACTACTATCTGAATCGTAACAACCACAGCGGGCAGCAGAGCGCCACAACTGTCAGTTACGATAATGCCGGAACGCCGATAACCTCAACTGACGTTCAGGGCGCGATATCCGAGTTGGCCACAACTGGCGCCGGAACGTTCATTGGCCTGAACGACACGCCAGCGGATTATACAGGCGCGGCGGGTAGCGCCCTGGCTGTCACCGCAGGCGAAGACGGCATTGAGTTTGTGCCGCTGACCGGTGGCGGCGACATGCTCAAATCGGTCTATGATACTGACAACACCGGAATCGTGGACAATGCCGAAGCCCTGGGCGGAAACACGCCGGATTACTACGCGGCGGCGGCTGACCTGACCAGCCACGTGGGCGATACGGCGAACCCGCACGGCGTGACGACCGCGCAAATTGGGGCGGCCACGGACGCGGATTTGGCGGCACACACTGGAGACACGGCCAATCCGCACAATGTGACACTGGCGCAGGTTGGTGGCGAAGCCGACCTTGGCGTTCCCGCCACTGATGGCCAACTGCTGCGCTCTGATGTGGACGGCACACGTTATTGGAGCGACCCCGACCCGATTACGAACACCTATTATCCCGGTGATGCCACGTCCGACGGCCAGCCGACGGTGTCCGAGGCCTGGAACGACTATGATTCCCGTACCGGTCCGTACAGCAAAACGCCGCTGGAGTTTGTGTATTTCGGGTGGGGCGCCAATGATTACCGCTATGTTGGGCCTGTAACCAGCGGTGAGATCGGAACAACTACTGATGCGGATTGGATGATTTTGCAGGGCGGAACCGTGGCCTGGGGCAACATCATCGGTGAGCTGTCGGCACAGACCGACTTGCAGGCTGCGCTGGACGCGAAGGCGGATGGTTCGGCGCTGGATGCGCACATTGGTGATACGGCCAACCCGCACGGCGTGACGGCCGCACAGGTGAATGCAGAACCGGCGCTGGGGAACCCCACGATTGATGGCCAGGTATTGACCTCAACTGCGGCTGGTGCACGCTCCTGGGCTACGGTTGGTGACATGAACCGCGCCACCTACGACACGGACAATAGTGGTGTTGTGGATGATGCGGAACTGTTGGGCGGGCAGACCCCCAGCTACTATCTCAGCCGTTTGAACCATACCGGCTCGCAGGCGGCGACCACGGTCGATTATGACAACACCGGAACCAACATCACCGCCACAGAGGTTCAGGGTGCCATCACAGAGTTGGACGGACGTACCGGATCGAAATGGCAGGATGGTACAGGTAACATTTTCTACGACGGCTCTGTTGGTATTGGCACCAGTGGAGCGTATTTCGCAGAGCAGTTTAAGATTTATTCGCCGGATAGCGACGTAGATGTGCTGTTTAGAACGGAAAACGGGAATTGCACCCTATTAGCTGAAAACGGGACGTATGCCGCCAGATTTAATGTCAATACAATAGGAACTGTTTACATCGGCCATGAATCCCTCAGCGCGGGGGGATATGCCAGCTTCTACCACGCTGATAGTGGCGGCAGAGTTGGTTTCCTATCGGTTACAAATAGCTCCACCGCTGGGGCGATAGCGTATGAGTTCGAGAACAACACCGGGTCCGGGTATTCTACCCTGCTGACGATTTACGATAGTGGTGATGCCGATTTCCTAGGCAACATAACCGCCGCCAATTTCCCGCTGGATCTGTTGCAACGTGTGATTGATCTGGAAGCCAAGGTGGCGGCTCTGGAGGCGCAAATACAGTGAAGACACAGCTGGAAGAACTGGCCGAACGTGTAATTGCGTGGACAGCCCACGATGAAATCGCTCAGGTTATCGATGACCTCGTGGAACAGACCAACGCCGATTTGAACCTCGTGCTCAGGACGCGGTTCAATACGAAGACCGCGCGGCTTCAATTGAACACCAACGGCAACGAGACCTATTTGCCGTCCGACTTCCTGGCGGCTAATCACATATCCCTGGGCGGTGTTGATTTGAAATACGCAACGCCGGAGCAAATGCACGAATATGAAGAGGACGGCATTTGCGGTTATCCGGTGTATTCGATAATCGGTGACCGTATCCGCATTGCGCCCAGTCAACCTGTGGAGTACCGCACTGAGTTTGTGCCTTATTGTTATTCGTTGAGCGCAACCACTGAGGATGTGACAGTTGAGAACGAGGGGAATGAGTACGCGGCTGATAAACTGACGTTGTTTTGGACGCCTGACGACAATCAGGACGAAACCATCCACGGGGTTTTGAAGGCCAAGCGGATCAACCGCGTAAGTGGAGAAATTGTGGAGTTCACCATCGACCCGGGTGAAAAACCGTCCTACAGCCTCAACATCACGCACGTTTCATCCGCGATGTTTATATACGATTTCGTGTATATGGCAGGTGATACCCGTTCAAACCTGTTGCGTTTTGATGCCACGGCACCGGAGCGCCTGGCCGTGTACGAAACAGGATATGAGAAGACGATCTCCAGCGCGCCGCCCCTGGAGATTGATTATTTCCACAAATTCCCGATGCTGGAGACGTTTATTGATGACGGCATTACACTGACACCCAGAAATGCGCTGTATGACGCTTATCCCAATGTGTACCTGTATGGCACGCTACAACACGCCTGGGATTACCTGATGGAAGGGGATAAAAGCGCATATTGGGGCGCCAAGTTCACTGGCGCAATTCAGATCATCAAGGGCCAGGACGCGGAAGACACATATTCCGGATCATCATTGAAAATCAGGGTGAAATAGCATGGCGATTTCAGACATAGACCCGACTACCCCACTGGGTTCTGATCCATTTCGAAACGGTGATGATGAAATCCGTCAGTTGAAGTCGGATATTCTCTCATCGTTCCCGAACATATCCGGCCAAGTTGTAGTTGACCACAACGTGCTGAATAACGCGGTTCAGACGCTATCTATCAGCGGCAACCAGTTATCTATTTCAGCAGGGAACACGGTAACACTGCCGGACAGTGGCGGTGTTCCAGGTGACATTTACGCCTCACAGGTGATTTCATCAGCAATCACCGGATGCAGCGATGTTGAGTGCGCTCTGAACTCCCTGGAGGCGGAGGACGCCTCGCTCGAACAGCGGATAGTGTACCTGGAGAACACGCCGGTTCCGCATACGCATTACGCGCAAAATATCCCGTATGACGGGTCATCATCCGGATTGCCTGCAGACAATGTTCAGGACGCCATTGATGAGGTGAACGACAGGGCGGGCGGACAGTATGCTCCCATCGTATTTGCCTATGGGCGAATCAACAAAAACGGTCTTATGTTGTACGGCTCGGGAAACTATACCGTAGATTTTGATGGATTAGAACGTTACACGATAACGTTCACTGAGCCGTACCCGACAGGCCGCATTATCGTAAACGCGCTAATCGACAGGAACCAATTGGGTGCTACACCATCCACCGCTGATGCCATTATGCTGGAGGAAATGGTGGGAACCGGCACTGGATATATCAAACTTTTGACCGGCAAAGTGGACAGCGCCTCTGATTCAAGCGGGTTCTTCTTTGAAGTCAAATGCTACCCAGTGACGTAACGACAGATGCCAAAACGTTCGATACATTCAGTTGGTGAGGTCGGGTTCATATCCGACGAGGAGGCAACGGAGTTCGAAACCCTACCCAATGCCTGGGTGGAGGCACGAAATGTGCGGTTTCGAAACAACGGGGCCGAATCCATAGGAGGCGCGGTTTGTGTCGCTGAGCTGACGCCCAATGCAGACCCTGACGTGCCGCACTACTGGACGGAAATGGCGTTCGCCAGCACCACGGTGGATAGCGTCTGGTTGCTGTTCGGCAATCACGAGGTTCGCGCCGTCAAGCCGTCCGCTGAGGGTTGCGCAAGCCCGCCGGAAGAGCACGTTGTGTTCACGCTGGAGGTTCCCTATCCGGATGAAGTCTGGCACGTAGATACAATGTATGGCAACGTGGTTGCCGCCAACGGCGTAGCGGAGCCGATCTATTACGCGCACAACCAGGCGCCTACCTCACCTATGCAACCTCTCCCAGGGTGGAAGGACTACTTCGGTGAGGGCAGCTGGTGCAAATGCATGGTTTCCCACCGTGGTTTCCTGATGGCGGCGGACATTTACGACGGCACTGGCCACCACCCAACACGAATTGCCTGGTCTGACCAAACACAGGACGTGCACGGCACTGGCGCGCAGATACCGGATTCCTGGGACGCTGGTGATCCTACCCGCCTGGCGGGCTCTGTGTGGCTGCCAACTGACAATGGCCGCGTGGTGGTGCTGAAACGGCTGCGGGACGTCATCATTGCATACTGTGAGAACGCCATTTATCGGGTGATGTTCGTAGGTGGTAATCTGATATTCGACTATCAATTGGTATTCGACAATATCGGCATCCTCGGGCCGCATGCCGTGACGGAGTTCAGCGGGTTGCACGTGTTCGTGTCTAACGAAGACGTGTATATGTTTGATGGCCAGAACCCGCCGGTATCGATTGCCGATGGACGAGTAAAACAATACCTGTTCAATCGCCTGACGAACTCAATAGGAAACCGCGTAGAGGTCATTTCGTCCCACAACAATAGCGAAGTCTATATCATGTTTCCGCAAGATCCGGAGACGACGGGACTGGATACGGCGCTCGTCTGGTCGTGGGTGAACAAAACCTGGTCGCTGCGGGACGTAGAGACGAAATCCAAGCTGGCTCCGGACAGCTACACCACGGTGATTCGTGAGCTGCCGATTATTGTTCTGTCCGATACGCCCAGTGGATACACGGCATGGGACGATGTGCCGGAAACGATGACCTGGGATTCGATTCCAGAGGAATACAAATGGGGTGCAGCGCTGGAATCCGTTGGTGACCTGGGCATATTCGGCGTTGGGCACATCGGCGCTGTTGATGCGCCCAGCTACCTGGAAGCGCTCGGAGCACTGGAGCCGGATTTGTATTTCCCGATGCACACGGATTCCTATGAGGAAAAATCGCTGGGCAAATGGGATGGGCCCGCTGTTCTGAAAATCCCCAGCACGGCAAACCTGTTGGCACAGCCGATTTGTTCTGAAGACCCGGCATCTGTCGAGTACAAAGGTTACGCCCAGGACTGGGCGAATGCGTACATAGTCGATTATCTCCCT